AAAGCCATAGACGGACTGTCGATTAGAAAGCCCTAATCAAATGAAAACACGACCGACGGGACTGCCAATACCTACATCGTGGGCCACGTACCTGTTCCCTCGCCGGTCGTGGACACTGGGTGTTTCCTTCCATAGAGTAACCTTCGCCGATCACCGGTCAGGTTGGTGTGGTCTCAACTGTTCCGTGGAATTATGGTTCTGGGGATGGACGGTTTGTGTCATTTTTTGGAAACGCCCAACGTTCACTCCAGTGGAAGTTCGGTCGCTACTTGAATACATGCGACGGGAGCACGGTCCTAATTTTCAAAAGGAAGAAACATGAACCTGCGCCAATTGTTGGACATGCTTGACAGCACAAACGCCATGACCGCGGAAATCGAAGTGGTGGACCATCTCGGTGGCCGCCATCGTGTGGTCGCGTTACGCACGGAAGCGGACAAGAAAAATGTCCGCATTGAGATCCAACCTGTGACCCAATCTGTGACCGTGACCAGCTTACTCCCACCACAACCTACGGACACTAAAGCCCCGGTTCTCGACATTGGGGGAGAATACTGGGCCCCGTTGTCTGTAAACGAACTGGCCGATCTGGTTGGTCGGTGTCTTTTCCTGTTCGGTCGGGGCCCCTGCGGTAACACAATCCTCTTTTTCCGTGTCATGGGTTTCGTTAACGCCACAACCCGACCCGAGCAGGCTGTGCTGGTGGTGGACGGCGGCGACAAAGCCCCCTCGTCCTTCACGGCCAAGGAACTGTTGCTTAGTGATTACCGAATGGAGATCAACAACCCGCACTCCCGAGTGGGACATCGTGTCGAGTGTTAGTTTGAAGACTAACGTGGTACGAAGTCGACACGCAAACCTACTTAAGAAAACACACCAATGAAACTGATCACTCCGAAAACCTTGGCAGCGGAAGCCCCTCAGAAATTTTCTGCACAGTATTCTGGCTACCGTTTTGTTTCGGTGGAAAACCAAGCCATGGTCCAAGCGTTGAACGCTTTGCCACAACCCCCGACCCCGAAGCAGGTCAATCAGATCATTGGAAATGATAGTTGGACCGACCCGGGATTTTGTAACGAGTGTGGGAAACGGTCCAAGGCCCTTGTGGAGATTGGACAGTCAAGGGAGTATGATAGCCGGACTGCCTACGTGTGTCGAAAGTGTTTGGAAAAGGCCTTGAAATTGTTTGTATCATGATATCCTATCATGATAGTTGATAGCCCATTTTTTGGTGGGTAATTACGGTTTCCAAATTTGTGGGGAAAAATATCAGGAAAATGCACTTAAGATTTTTTGAAGTAAGGGAACCACTAACGCCCTAGGGTGTTTTGTGGTTTCTTTTGTTTGTGTACGTCCCTAGGGGGTAAGGGGTGTAAAGGGTAGTTTGTGGGGTGGGTACAGTAGGGGTAGAGGGACACTGGTACTTGACGGGAGGAATGGGGGTGTGTATGGTAAGTTCCCTGTGGTGGGGGAGCCGTCTCCTATGTAAGTAGTGTAGAAAATACAAGAAAGAAAAGGAAAGTATCATGCCTCGTCCTTTGTCACAGCCTTTGAAAGTGGAGCGTCATGAGCGGTTTTGTCATGCTTATGTTGTCAGCTTTCATGGTCGGAATGCTGCTGTTGAAGCTGGCTATTCGGAGTCTTCTGCTCCTGTGATGGCATGTCAACTTATGAAGAAGAAGAGTGTTCGCCGTAGGTTGAAAGAGCTGCAAGCTGAGTTCTTTGCTGCGAAGAAATTGGAAAGGGAAGAAGTGCTGCAACAGCTTTATTGGCTGTGTACAAGGGATGTTCTGGACTTCGCTGATAAGGATACTGGAACGATCAACGTCGATGATCTACGGCGGCTTCCCAAGAATCTTCGAGCTAGTATCGATGCTCTGAAAGTTCGTCAGCTCTATGATAAGCAAGGGGAAGTGATTGGTCAGGAGATCACTCTCACACTATCCCCGAAAGCCAAAGCAGTCGAGCTGGCCATGAAACACTTCAGTCTCTTCGCACCTGATAAGGGTGAGTTGAAAGTGACTGGAGCCATTGATTGGGATGTGCTGTTCCAGTCCCAACGGGAGAAAGACCCGGAAGTGGAAAGCCTGATCGAGGAGCTTCCCCAAGGTGGGACGCAGCTGATTATCCGGGAAAAGAAGGTGGACCGGGATCATAACTAACGGGGCCCCATTTTGGGCCCTACTATATAGGTGTGGTAAACGGGGTTTCCAGTGATAAGGATAACCCTTTCTACCATGTCCAGCCCCCAGCTGGTGCTGATTTCTAGGACGATACGTGAAACAGTCTTTCCCCACCCAATCACTCAAAGCCATGGACCCGGTGCAGTTCGTCAAGCTCTGTTGGCCGGAGATTACTCTGTACCGCCAGCAGCGTCAGATCATGTACTCAGTCCAAGATAATATTGACACGGTCGTCCCCGCCGGTCACCAGCTCGGAAAGGACTTCGTATCAGGGCTCATTGTCTTGTGGTTCTTTGTGGCCCATCACCCGGTGCGAATTGTGACCACGTCCGTGGACGGTACACAACTGGAGGGCGTGTTGTGGGGGGAAATTCGAAGGTTCCTCCAAACGTCGAAATACAAGTTGCCGATCGTTATCAACCATCTCCACCTCAAGAAAACATTTAATGGGGAAGTGGATGGTTTGAGTTATGTCCTCGGTCGTGTGGCGGCGCGGGGGGAAGGCTTATCCGGTCACCATATCGCCCGCAAGGAATACGGGACGCCCCATACGTTAGCCGTGATCGATGAGGCCTCCGGTGTCGATCCGGTATCGTATGAGAAGATGATTGAATGGGCCCATCGGCGGCTGATTATTGGGAACCCGTATAACTGTGATAACTTCTTCAAGCACGCGGTCAAAGGGAAACCGGGGACAGAAGACAAGGGTGGGGATATCAAGTCAGAGTATGTGTTCCCCGATGGACGGGAATCCTACCTCCGGAAAATCATTCGTATCAAATCAGAGGACAGCCCCAATGTTCGCCGGGCGATGTACCAGATTTCCCAAGGGTATGAGCCGGATCGAAAGATCATTATTCCCGGAGTGATTGACTATGACACGTATATGCTCGCCCGGAGGACATGGGACCCGGTCAAACAGTGTGCGGGGTTGGACGCCGACTTCTACGAAGGGGCGGAAGTTCTGATGTACCCGCCATTGTGGTTGAACCGGGCGGAAGGCTTGGCCGCGAAACTCCCCGCACGGCGTACGGCGAAAGCCATTGGGATCGACACGGGAGAAGGGTCCTCCAGTACGGTGTGGACCGCGGTAGACGAGCTGGGAGTGATTGAACAACTGAGTCTGAAAACACCCGACACGAGCGTGATCCCAGAACAGACGATTGCGTTCGCCCGGGAGTATAACTGTCCCATGTCACAAGTCTTCTTCGATGCCGGTGGTGGGGGAATTGAGCATGCATGGATACTGCGGCGTCATGGTCACAAAGTCAATACGGTCCGGTTCGGGGAGCAAGCCACACCCCCACTGAAACGGGGGAGCCGGATGTTACAGGACCGCAAGGATATCCAAGAGCAACAATACACCTATGCGAACCGCCGAGCCGAGATGTACCATATGATTCGGCTGCTCATCGACCCCACGTTTACGCCGGCAGGCTGGGGCATTCCTCTCCGGTTCAAGGAACTCCGCAGGCAACTGGCCCCCATCCCTCTCTTATACGGGGAGGAAGGGCGTCTCAAACTCCCACCCAAGAACCGGAAGCCCGGTTCCACCAGTCGTGAGAAGACGTTGTTTGATATTTTGGGGTGTAGCCCCGATGAAGCCGATAGTATGGCGTTGGCTGTCTACGGCATGCGACGGCAGAAGAAACGCGTACTCGGAAAGGCGTTCTGATGACTGAGGAAAAGAAGTGGAATGGGGTTTACACGGACAGTCGGCCGCTGATGCGTTGTATGGCCGAGATGGCAAACGTCGACCAAGCTGGTATTCGGCGCATGGTCCTCGACCTGCGGTTGGACAGTACCCCCACTCTTTACGTTGAAACTTTCCTCGACGTGGTTCGTGCCCGAACCACGGACCTGCCCCCTGTAGAAGTAAAAGTGATCCGGGGTGCGATTGAGACTACATCCATCCTCAACAAGGAGTTCCACACGCACGCCCCCGCTCCGGCAGTTGCCGAGACACACGAGCTCATGTCGCTGCTCCGTGAGTTCGTGATGTACGAGGAGTATATAGACGACAAGGACTTGTGTCCGGTCCGGGATCGCTTGTTCCAAGCCGCCCGGGACTATTTGGAAACACACACCGAAGGAACCCCATGACACCACTCGATCATATTCAATACAGAACCCATACGAACACGTCGATTCAGGTTGTGTCGGTCATCGGGGAGTTGCTTCTCCAGCGCACGGAGTTTGTATCAACTCGTGTACTCGATACGGAGCCGGCTTCGTTGTGGTCCCAAAGACTGAAAGACAATATCCGCAAGGATATCCAGCGCAATTTGTATGGGGACACCCTCAAGGAACTGAACCGACTACGAGAGGCCGTGGACCTGTTTACTATTCACTGTGGAATGGTCCCCGGTTCTCATAAGTTGCGGAACGACGTACTCGACCGGATCAAGGACGTCCAAAAGACGATGGAGTAATTCGTGCGAGAACGACTGTTCAAGTTCACCAATGGGATCGGCAAGCCGGTTTGGATTCTCCCGGAGTCGGTTCTCTGCATGTACATGGATGCGGATGGACTTTATGTCATCCAGTGTCTCCGGACGTTGTGGACAACGAGCAAGGAAGATTTCTATCGTCTCTTGAAAGTCGTCAATGGTCTGGGTCAGTTTCCCGGACAAGAGGGCGACTGGTGGAAGAACGGGGAACCAAACCCACTAGATAACGAGGAACAAGAAGATGATGAGTAGGTTGTGGGCGTGGCTTTGCAGTCTGTTCCAAGCAACTGTGGAAGAACTGGATGCTGACGAAGACCGGGAAATGATGATCCCGAAACTTCCGGTAGAGTAATAGATACGACTACGAACCACGATATCACTACCAGAAAAGCCTGACTTGAACCCGTGTCAAGTCAGGCTTTGTCTTTTCTTATTTTTGGGAATCGGCGCCGCAGTTTGGGATTTGACTGGACCGTCACCATGTCAAGTCACCCGGCAATTTTTCTCGAAAATGAGAAAGGACGCCGCAGTTTGCCCCGTACAATAGGGTCCCCGTTCCCACGGGGACCCCGGCACACGGCAAGCCCCGTCCTCCCCGTCAGCCGCCCGGCAGACCCGGTTTCCCTGCCAGCTTTCGGGGGCCCGTCAAACCTTCGCGTCCGGCCGGAAATTTCCACGAGCTGGAAACCCAACCCCGGAAAGGGTTTCCGGGAAGGTTTCAAAAAACCGCGAAAATCAAACCCAGCCGTGAAACCGACGGGGTCCCGTTGCCGTTTTCCCAGTGTGGGGCAACCAAACGGTTGACCCCACGGGGGACCCGAATGGGCGCCCCCGACCCGGAATGGGTCTGCTCTTTCCCAAACAAGCCGGCCTGCACTTTGGGCGTTCGCGCCCTGAGGACCGCGGGACCGGCAAGGGGGACCGTTGCTAAGATGGCCCACGGGGTCCAACGCGCTATGCCGCGGAGGGACGTGGGGGTGACACACGCAACGAACCATGTGCCCCGTTTGCTCTTTGACAACTCGACTTCTTCTGGCCCGCAGCACCGACTGCGCGGTGGACCGGTACATTCCCCGGCAGAATAGAGCAAACGGCACGTAAGATACAACACAGACGACGTCCCATCACTGGGACGTAATGTGGCCCCCGATTGTACGGGGACGGTTCGCAGCCCGATAAGGAACACAACATGACCATTCGACTCCCCAGCACTGGTTCCTTCTGGCGTGGAAACGTCGAGGGAGAAGACATTGGTGTATTCGACATCGTCCAGGCCATGGGGTCCGGTCAATGTGACCGCTTGGTACTCGAATACATGTTCGACAACGACCTGCAGTTCTGTGATGAAGACGACCGAGACGAACTGACCGACGACGAACTGCTGTGTCGGTTGGTGTGTGAATGTGGAACCGAACGCGAGTGGAAAGCGCGGTTCCGGAAGGCGTTCAAAGCAATGCACGACGCCTTAGAATAATGCAGAGGACAGGGGGCGCGTCGCGCCCCCTGTAATGCACTGACCCGATGTTGGGTCAAGGGTTCCAAGTCCCCAGTGGAGTGAGGACATGAAACGCCGTGACGTGTACCAGACCGGTCCAGTCGTCCCGAATCTTGGGTGGGAAAAGCAACCACCGCTGGTCTACATCACCAGTCCCACCAGTGCCATCGATCATCGGGGACGTCCAGTAGACATGACGGACACCAGTCTCTGGGAATCCCGTGGGAACCTGTCGGAGACGGATCTCCGTCGGATCGAGAAGAAATCCAGCAAGTAATGCAGAGGACAGGGTGCTTCGCACCCTGTAATGCACTGTGACATCGTGTCACAGGGGTTCCAAGTCCCCGTAAGGAAACGACCATGATTCTCAAGATTTCGACCCCTTCGGGGGCTTGTCCGGTTGAACTGAAAAGCAGTGAACCGGCAGCAATTCTGGAGTGGGCCGCCAAGGTGCGGGCCCACGGTGAAATGACAGATCGCCAGTACCTCGTCGAGGCGCTGGTCTTCTGGTCCCGTAGTTTCGACTGCGTGGACCCTCGGGATGTGTTCGAGGTGCTCGTCGCCGAGTATCCTCAGGAACGCCCCCTGTCGAGCCGCGAGTGGCGGAGCCTGCTGGCCGGGAAACTCGCCAGCAAGGAGGAACGGAAGGCCGCCAAGGAAGAGGCCAAAGAAGAAAAGAAAGAGGCCAAGAAGGCCGAAGCGGTCGCGAAGGAAACCGGACCGAAGAAGCGGTGGCTGGTGTTCGACAAGTACCCTGTCACCTCTGTCCTCCGCTGGATGGGGAAGAATGGGTTCAGCTTCGAGCAAGCCCGCAAGGCACTGACCTCAGTTCAGTGCGACGAAGTCAACGATACGACCCTGCGCATCCAACTCGCGGCCGGGGCCAAGGGACAACGGGGGGAACCCGCCCCACTGACCACGACCGAGGCTAACGCGATCACGGCCGCCGGTGGGGAACTCGTCGTCAAGGAAAAGAAGTCAGGTGTCAAGTTCGTGGTGCTCGGTCACCCGGCGACAGCCGTGTGTCGGACACTCGGCGCCAAGGGTTGGGAGTTCGACGCGGTCACGCTGGCCATCGAAACACTCGGCGCCCGTGGGATGTCCCACACGACCATGCGGATGCACTATACCGCAGGGAAGAAGAAAGACACGAAGTGGGGCGAACCGGCCAAGCTGACCAAGAAACAGATGACTCAGCTGACCGAGGCCGCAAAGTAATGCAGAGGACAGGGGGCGCAGCCCCCTGTAATGCACTGACCTAACGTAGGTCAGGGGTTCCAAGTCCCCATAAGGAAACGACCATGGCAACAACGAAGCAATTAGCCGGCTTCGTGCGGAAGCAGGCCGGCGGAACGATCTTCAGTGTCAAGTTCATCAAGCGCACCACCGGGGAGACCCGGGACATGGTGTGCCGGTTCGGGACCGTGAACAAGCTCGTAGGGGACGCCGGGTCGGGTCCAGCCTACGACGCTCTCGACAAGGGCCTGTTGCCCGTGTGGGACATGCAAGCGAACGGGTTTCGCAGCATCCCCCTCGAGAACATCATCGAGATTAAGATCAAGGGGCAGGTCTACAACGGACCGATGGCCCCTCTCACGTAGCAGAGGACAGGGCCGTAGGCCCTGTAATGCACTGTGACGCTGTGTCACAGGGGTTCCAAGTCCCCAGTGGAGTAATAACATGACCACGATCTGCCTCAGCTCTCAGCCGACCACGAACATGAACATTCCCCGCATCAGTATGGTGCGGGACAATGGTCATGACCGTTGGCTCATTCGGTTTGACTACCGAATGGACGAGGACTACTCGTTCGCTGTCGAAATCGATCATAACCTAACCTGCGCGGAGAATGACTTCCGGGTCGTAGCTTACCATCACGGGGACCGGTCTGAGGTCGTGACGAGGGATGAGTTCAAGCGACGTGTGGATGAAGCCATTACACACGAACCGTGCTTCGAGGACACGGACAAGACCGACGAAGAGTGTAACGAGATGGAGACCCGAATCCGGGAGAAGCTCCAGACGAAACTCACGGTGGTCGAATACAAATCGTTCTGGCAGGAAGTCGACAACTGCATTGCCCGGTGGAACGCCATGCTGTTCCTGTTCCAACCCACGGTCTGTCTATAGCAGAGGGGACCGACTACGGTCGGTCTAATGCGCCGGCCCTTTGTGGGGTCGCAGGTCCCAAGCCCTAGAGGAGATGGTCCCATGACCAAGCAAGAGCTCTATGCCTACATCGCAGCCATCCTTACTACACTGCTGGAAACGGACGCCCCCGCCCCGGAGAGTTCACTCTACCTCGCTATGGCAATGGACCTCCAACGGTATGAGCTCGTGCGGGACCTCATGGTCCAGCTGAAGCTGGTCACGGTCCAGTCGTACACGGTACGACTGACGGACAAGGGACGGGAAACAGCCAAGGAGTGCAGCGCGGCCCTGACGAAGTAATGCAGAGGACAGGGGTTCGCCCCTGTAATGCGTCCTCCCGAATGTCGGGAGGCTGGTCCCAAACCCAGTAGAAGGAACAACAATCATGGAACAAACCTACATCGTCCCCGAGGACAACCTGCCCCGCCTGCTGGAGGAAGTCGACCGTCTGAACAAACGGGCGAAGAAACTGGGGACCAAGCCCATCACCCTGACCTCACAATACGTCTACACGGACTACGAGTACCGCCATCCCAAGACACAGAAGGTTGTATGGTGGTCCTCCCACGAGGTGTCCTACGACCAAGCAGGCCGGAAGGTTGTGGGACCCGCCCGCCCACGGAAGAGTGACGACTACGTAATGACGGGACGGGTCCGGGTCTGGTCCATCGTGACTGTCAAAGGGGAATCCCCAAAGTATGAGGGCTGGGCCCTCGTGGGGTGTCTCGAGCCCCTGACACTGGACGACGGGACGACCGAGAACATTGTTCGCACGGTCCCCGGATGCACGGTCCCCAGTGTCTACCGAGACCGTGTGGGGTACTGTGATCACTGCAACACCAAACGAAAGCGGACCGAGACGTTCGTGGTTCAACACGACGACAGGTCGACCCGGATGGTTGGGCGTCAGTGCATCAAGGATTTTCTGGGACACGCCGATCCCCACGCCCTCGCCAAACTGGCAGAGCTGCTGATGGACTTAGACGGGCTGTGCCTCGACGCCCAGAACGAAGATTGGTTAGGTGGGGGCAGTCGGGTTCCGGAGAGCTGGGACCTCACACGGTTCCTCGACATCACGATCGCTGTAACACGGCTGGAAGGTTGGATGTCCCGAGGTCGGGCTCACGAAATCTGTGAGAGCGGAGGACGGGCCACCGCCACGGCCGATTACGTGCTCCACTACCTCACACCGCCTCTCGCCGGTACAGAAGCCCATAAGGACTGGCAGAAGTGGCGGGACCAAGTCGACAGCGTCCCACAAGAACCAGTGACTGGAGCGGAAGTCGTCGAATGGGCCAAAGACCTCGAGGTGTCCGAGGGGGAAGACTACCTCTACAATCTGAACCTGATCGCCCGCTGCGGGTATGTCAAACGCAAGACCGCCGGGCTGGCTGGGTCCATGGCTCAGGCCTACCGTCGGGCGAAGGGACTGCTGGACGACCAACGCAAAGGACCTCGCCCCGTGTCCCAGCACGTCGGTAAGGTGGGAGACAAACTCGAGTGCGACGTGACCTGTGACCGGGTCCACGCCACGGAGGGGATGTACGGGACAACTGGCATCCATAACATGACGGACGAGGATGGGAACGTGCTCGTGTGGTTCGCGTCCGGGTCCACGACATGGCTGACCGAAGGGTCCAAGTTTCGTATCAAGGGAACCATCAAGGGACACAACGACTACAAGGGGCAAAACCAAACAGCCCTGACCCGTGTGAAAATCCTCCGGGACTACACAGAAGAACAACGGGTCCAAGAACATGAAAAGACCACCACGTAGCAGAGGACAGGGCACTACGCCCTGTAATGCACTCACTCAATGGGAGTGAGGGGTTCCAAGTCCCCAGTGGAGTGATAACATGACCATGAGCACCATCGCCAAGATCTGTGAAGTGGTGGAAACCCACACGTTCCAAACCCTCGGCACACCACTCCATCTGGAGGACAAAGCGACGGTGAAGAAGCTGGAGTCTTACTACTTCATCGACCGGGTGAAGATCAACCCGGCAATGTGTGGGCCCGTCGCCCCCATCTTCGACCGGATTGAGTGCATCGTCCACGTGTCCTTTGCCAGTGGAAAAATCTTCCTCCGGTACGCCTATGACTACTATCACCCGAACGGGGGACATAACGGGTTCAACCGAGACTTCATCATCCCTCTCCCAGAATAGGAGGACCCATGGCCAAAGCTGAGAAATTCACGTACAAGAAACAACCTGCGGAAAGGGGCTTAGCCAGTGTCGGCAACCCCCACCCCACCACGGAGATCAAACACAACAAGAAAGTCGTAGGTCACATCACGGGACCGAACTGGCGGTCTCCTGATAATATGTGGCGTGTCCGCCTAGTGGTGCTAGATGAGAAGGAGCACTGCATCTGGAAGTGGGTCACGTTGAAGAAGACCTTCAGCACAGAGCCAGACGCTCGTGTGTTTCTGAACCAGCACGCCGCGGAACTGGTGGCTATGGGCCTCTACCACTTCGACGACGAGGTCTAGCCCACCACTCTGATAGATCATAGTCCACCAACGAAACCCCAAACTCGAAGGAACACAGAATGAACACCACACCGCTCTCCCAATCACTGGCCGACGTACAGACCCTGCTCCACCGAGTGGGGCTCGACGCTGTCCCCATCAACAACTCCCATGACATGCGGTGTACGATCCCAAACAAATTCCGGATCGACCGGGAAGTGATGATCATGCACTACGTCCTCGAGAACAAATTCCGGGTCTCCGCCCACGTCAACGGCAAACTCAAGTGCACGATGATCCCCGTGGCCCGTGGGGCCCATCACGTGGCAATGACTGTTGTCCGACGGTTCATGGAACAGGAGTAACGACCATGGACAGACTCCAGACACTCCAAAAACAGATCGGGACAGAGGAGCTGTCAGGTCTTATTCGGGACTTGATCGACGATGATTGGACCGACTCTGAAATCCGACGGTACTGTCGGTGCACGGAGGAAGCGAACCCGGAACTCCCAGAAGACACTGCCCTGCGGAGGATGAAACTGGAGAAAGACGCGGTCATGAAACGTCTCGGACGCCCAACCATTCAACATCAGAAGGGATAACGACATGACGCAACCGACGACGAAACCTGCTTGGTCTGGTCGGTGTAATTGCTACAACGAACACCGCAGTTCTTCGGGGCGGTGCAGGTGCCGGACCAGTCGACTTCCTGAGACCGGGGAGTATATTGGAGGGGTCCTCGATCCCACACGATATGAAAACGAACTGGCGATTTGCGAGGACTGCCGGAAGTATTGTCCGGCAGGGAACGGGACACGCTTACAACCCAAAGAGGAGCCGAAGGAATGACGAACGTCTCCACCACAATCCGGGACCGGGAAGTCCACGTCAAGGTCAGCATGGCTTCCGCGGAGCCGGATGTTGGGATCATGGGTCCTTATATCGAGGACTACGAAATCACGGATGATGAAACGGGAGAGGTCCTCGATTGGGAACTGACCGAAGGGGAACTCGAGCAGCTCGCCGATGACGCCTCCGAACAAGCCGCGGATGACGAAGCCGACGCCGCTGCCTCGTGGGAGGACGCCCACTACGACGACTGACGGTTCCGGTTTCGATCGGATCAACTTCACCTTCCGATATTTCCTGTGACCTGACCAACCCACCACATGAAAGAACCCATGTTTCCCATGTCCATTGAGGAGGTTGTCGAACTTATGGAAACGTCCCGTTCCGAACGGGAGTGGGACGCCAATTGTGACCGGGTGAAAACTATGTTCGATGGGTACCCGCACTTCTGGTACGAATCCATTATTTTGGGTGGCGTCCTCCAACGCTGCCAGCAAAACTGGACGTCGAACGTCGTGGACTAACAAAGTCCGTTCTGTATCCAAACTCAGTGAAGGAACTCCAGACTATGTGTGAGCTCGAAGTCCGCCACACCCCCACCGGCATCCGCCTTGGTGCAAAGGGGCCCGTGGCCAACACGCCGGAGAAGGTGGCTGTTCTCATGACGAAGCTCCCGAAGAACGTGGCCCGTCGGGCACGCAAGGAAATGCACCGGCGTGGGCTGGTGTCCCTTGCCTCGGTTCCCCGTGCCTCGGTCGCCACGGTCTAAGGAGGGTTCTTTGTTCTATGACTCACCGTCCCTTGTGAACGTCACGGAGCCGATAGTGACGTTCACGGGGACCGAACGGGGCCAACGGCCCGGCGAAGGGGACCTGTCCGGTCCCCGGCAACAGCCTTCTACATACGGTTGACTTGATGGGTAGCCCGGCGCTCGTCGTTCGGTGGGATCGGCAAACAGTACCCCACCAGCCGGGCTACTCGTTCTCCTTCTCTTCTACTAGGGGGTGAGAACGAGTAGCCTTTAGACATGGGAACAACATGGCGGACCGTGACAGTATTCTGACCAAGCTCGAAGCCCTGATGAAACGGACCCGCGAGAACGGGGCGTCTGAAGCCGAAGTTGAATCGGCAATGGCCGTCGCTCGTAAGTTGATGGACGAGCATAACGTCGCGATGGAGGAAGTGCTGGGACGGCAGGTTGCGGGTGGTCAAGCCACTATCGAAGTCACGGAGGAGGAGGTCCGTTCCACGACAACGGTTCGGATTTTCGAACGGTACCTGATGGATGTTGTGTGTGGGATTTGTGACGTGAAGTGGTTCCAGCGTGTGGATCGTCAGAAGTTCGGCAAAACCACAAAGCTCACACATTACTTCTTCTACGGCATGAAGCAGGACGTTTTCGCTGCAAAACTCCTGTTCCTTGAACTTCTCATCACTGTCCGTGTCATGGCCGTTGCTAAAATCGGAAGCGGTGGTGGCAAACTGCAAATGCGGCGGAACACGTACTGCGATGGGTTTTGCGCGGGCTTGTCCTGTAAGGCAAGCCAGTTGAAGGAACAATCCCGACGGGACACCCCTACAACAGGGACATCCCTAGTCCTCCGCAAGGATGTGGCTATCCAGAGGTACGCGGAGGATGTACTCCATTTGCAAGAGGTGGCGGTACGTCCCATTCAGAAGGAAAGACTGATGTCCCATGAGTTCAACATGGGATGGCGGGATGGGGCCGAGTATGAGCTGAACCCGCAGAACAAACCACACGTGACTCAGAAAACAAATCATCTGAACTAGGAACGACATGAGAGCTTTCCTTTCCGGCACATTCGAGGAACTGCACGCGGTGGGTTGTATTCAGACTGGAGCGGACGTCCGCCCAAATGTAGACGACGCCCGGTCCGTTTTTGGGGAGCTGTTCCGGGGGTTGATGATTCTGACCAAGGACCACCCCTGCAACGGATGCCCTGTCGCCGGCAAGTGCGAGGCTCAAAAACAGTACGAGGTGATCGACACGGAGAGCCCCGGTCCCTTGGAACACCTCGTGAACTTGGGGTTCGAGAGGCTCCTGCAAACCATGTCCGGGAAAGGACAGCAGACGACAAGGACTGCCCCAGTCAAACCCAAGAAGGAACAAGCCCCTCCACGTCCACGCTGCCCACGTTGCGGGCTCAAAATTCGGTCGGACAGCCACGACCAAAATTGTAGACCCCGGTCGGGTTGACGGTGGGTTTACACCCCCGTACAATGGGCCCTCCCACAACGGGAGTGCCTCTACATCCCCCAAGAAAAGGAAGCCAAAATGGCAACCGCCCGCGAACTTCTCGCACAGGAAAGCTTCGAAGACGTCAAGCTGCTGGTCTGGGACTGCGTCCACAAGTTCCACAGGAAATACGGGGACCTCTACGGGACCCGGGAGGAGCTGTTCTCCGAAGGGTGTTACGGCTACACCCTTGCGTACAATAGGTACGACCATGAGAAAGGTACGTTCCCGACCTACGTCCGGAACATGGTGAATTTCAAACTGATGGAACTGCTCCGCACGGAAACGAAACACCGCGTGCGGTACAACGCTGTCGAAGACATCGAAACCGCGGACCGGGTTCACCCCTTCTCCCTCATGGAATTCCTCGAAGAAGTTTCCGAGGATGCCCGTGCCATCGTGTCCCTCGTGCTCGACACGCCCCGGGACCTTCAACGTGTGGTCCACAAGGAGGGGCGGAAAGACGTGAAGTACACCCTCCGACAATATCTGGACGGGATGGGTTGGGAGGAGGAACGTGTGGAGAACGCGTTCTCCGAGATCTCGACAGCCCTCTGTTAGGCCACGTGGCCCGTGAGAGGGGTTGGTGGAGGGACGAGCGGGGGAGGTGTGTTCTCGGACCGCTTCTCCACGTCTCCATTCCACCAACCCCTTCAGAGCCTGACCCGAAACTGTAGAAGAAGCGGTGCAAGCTGCGAGGGATCGAAAGTCTAGGGTCAGGCTCCCACGGGTTATCTATCCATCATTGCTGTACAGGACGTCCTTGTCCTAGGAGGTTCTATGCTTGTTCTCTCACGCCGCCCCAATGAAGAAATTGTCATTGCTGGGGGCATTACACTCAAGGTCCTGTCTGTCCAAGGTAAACGCGTAGTCTTCGGTTTTACGGGACCAGACGGGATTTCTATCATCCGAGCAGAATGCTTAGATCATGACCAAGCTCTACCCGTACCAGAAGCAGGGCGTCCAACTGATCTCGAAAGCGGACGGACGCTCGCTCCTCGCAGATGAAATGGGGCTGGGCAAGCAGGAGCCCCTGACATCACTGATTCCAACACCTAACGGCTTTGTCCCTATGGGTCAGCTGGAGGTGGGGGACTCCATTTTTTCCGATGACGGGACACCCACACTCATCACAGGAGTGTTCCCACAGCAAAGTCAGAGAGTCTACCGGGTCCACTTCAGTGACGGGTCCTATACGGATGCTGGCCCGGACCACTTATGGCTAGTCAACGATCAAAATGGCAACAAACGACAAGCCAAATATGGAACGCCGTGGCGTACGCTCACTACAAAAGAAATAAAAAACCGCGGACTTCTCAATCAAGGAAAATCACACTCCGGTTCACAGCCTAAGTTCTGGATTCCAAGACAAGGTCCGGTTCAGTACCCACACGCTGTACTGCCAATGGACCCTTACTTCCTGGGGTTCCTGATCGCCAACGGATGCTACACCAAGAAAAGCGGATGTGGAAGTGTCGTTATCAATAATAATGACATAGAGGAGGTAGCTCGAAGAATCCCAACCCCTACTCGGGTAGACAGCCCCTCAACTGGGTGTGTTCGATTTAGCTATCCAAAGGGGCATCTCAAGCACTGGTGGGAGTGTGGGTTAAAAGCAACTACGTCACGGTTCAAAACCATTCCAGCGTCTTATATGACAGCTTCGATCGATCAAAGACTAGAGCTGCTCCGTGGACTGATGGATGCGGATGGAAGTTGTTCTAGACAGAATCAATCGAATTACCATACAAGGAGTAAGAAACTCGCAAAGCAAGTCAAGCAACTCGTAGATTCGTTGGGTGGGTATGCATCCATTCATTCCTACCCAAGAGATACGGGAGTGGATATTGCTGTGTTCATCCAAATGGATGTATCCCCGTTCCATGTAAGCAGAAAAGCGACTAATTGGAAACCTGTTGAGGCTAAACGCGTCAAAAAACGATGTATTGTTCGGATTAACAGACGTCCAAATCAACCCACTCAATGCATTAGCGTGAACAATCCACGGCACCTTTACTTGACTGGGAAGAACTACGTTGTCACACACAACACTCTCCAGTCCCTGACGTGGTTCGACTGGAACTTTGGGGACGACGCCCTTTGCATTGTGATCTGTCCGGCGTCCCTGAAATACAACTGGGAACGGGAGGCTCTGACTCACATTGGAGTTCGGGCCGCCGTGTGCAGTGGACGGAAACCCCCGAAGCGTCGTAGTATCTTCGTCAAACATCGTATCATCATTATCAACTACGACATCCTCGCGGATTGGAGGGAATACCTCTCTTCGCTCAAACCAGACCTCATCATTATCGACGAGGCCCATTTCTGTAAGAACCCGGAATCCCAACGGTCCCGCAACGTCACGGCGTTGTGCAAAGAAGTCCCGCATATCATTGCCCTGACGGGGACACCCCTCACCAACCGCCCGGCAGAGCTGTTCCCCATCTTGCACATCCTGTGGCCCAAGCATTACTCCAAGTTCCAACGGTTCGCTTGGAAGTATTGTGACCCGCAACGGAACTTCCGCGGCTACTGGGAATACAAGGGGGCCAAGAACCTTGACCTACTCCATGCCCGGTTGAAGAAGCGGGGGATGATTCGGCGTCTGAAACGAGACGTGCTGAAAGACCTGCCACCGATCACTCATAACGTGGTTCTATTGGATATCAAGAACCGCAAGGAGTATGATGACGCGGAGAAGGACTTCATCCAATGGTTACAGAAGAAGTCCCCGGCGAAGGCTAATAAAGCCATGCGGGCGGAACGGATGGTCAAACGTGGCTACCTCCGACGTCTGATCGGGGAACTGAAACTCCAAGCCGTGAAGGAATGGATTGACACGTTCTTCGAAGAGACCGACGACAAACTGATCATCTTCGGTATCCACAAGAAGGTACTGAAACCCCTGCAGGAACACTACCATTCCCGGTCCGTACTCTTGGACGGGTCCGTTACAGGGCGGAAGCGGCAACTAGCCGTTGACAAGTTCCAGAAGGCCCCAAAAACAAAGCTGATTCTGGCCAACGTCCAAGCTGGGGGAACAGGGTACACGCTGACCGCCAGCCGGACCGTGGGGATGATCGAAATCCCATGGACACCGGGGGAGGTCAACCAAGCCGTAGCACGTGCCCACCGGATCAGTCAAACACGTGGCGTCATGTGCTACTATCTGGTCGTGCGGGACACGATCGAGTACGACCTTATCCGGTTGATCCAGCACAAGCAAGGGATTCTGGACAATGTGCTGGACGGTGGGGTCCCGGCGAACAGCGGGGACCTGATGGACCTACTGGACCTCGAGATTGAGAAACGAAGCAGGAAAACATGAGTAACGTCACCAAGGTTTATCGCGTCACGCTGATGATTGTAGATCACGACTGTCTTGGGCCAAAGGAGATTCGGGACGTCCTCGAAAACACGGAATTCCCGAACCACTGCTTTCATCCTCAGATTGTTTCAATGGAAGCCCGGGATGTGATCTGGGACGATGGACATGCCCTCAACAAGCGAAGAACGTGGATCGACGCGTTCTTCCGACTATTCAATATCACGCAAGTGGACACGGACACAAAACCAAAGGACTCCCCATGAGACCAGATAGACAGAAGACCGTTTGCGGGCGAAAGGTCGAGGAGTTCTTCTGGGGTGGGGCTCTTGTGGTCTACGTGGACAATCATGCTGTCCAAACTTCCTTTGATACAACGTGTGAAACGATTGAAAGTGGACAGGAGCCGAAATGGGCAGGTCCCAAACGCGAACCAACCCCGACGACCACCGAACTCAAACGCTGGCGAGCCTACTTCGTTGGATTCAACATCGAAGTGGACGCCGTGGACAAGAACGCCGCGTGTCACCTTGCCCGTGATTTGGCAAATTGGCGAACACACGGTCGGGGGCGGGAGACGTTGCTCTTGCACGTTGAAGAGATCACCCAGACGCTAGCACAGGCCACACCATGACCGACGTCAACAAAACCGCCGACATCACTCGCGGCCTGGAACTGGCACAGGCCGCGACGCCAATGCCGTGGTATCAACAGGTTGACTGCTCGCAACTGGACGAGAACGGAAACGGTCCTGTCGGTAGGTGCGTTTCGATCTATGAAGACGACATCTGCGATGCGATCGCATGGATGAGTGATCGCGAAGACAGCTCGCAGAACCACGCCTACATCATCGAAGCCTGCAATCACTATCCAGCAGCGTTGAAGGAACTGGCTGAACTGCGGGCCGAAGCCGTCAAGAATCTCCAACTGGTCGAGGAGCTATCCCGTAAGTGCGGTGAGGCCGAGGGCCGTCTCATTGGCGTCGGTTGGCACGGTGGTGTTGACAAGATGCTGGATGCGTTCCGCGCAGAGAGCGAGTCGCTCCGTCAGCAACTCGCCGACGTGACCGCCGAACGTGACCGGCTGCGGGATGTGCGAGACGAGATCGGCAAGCGTTTTCGAGAGTGCATTTCAGATCGTACCCGGCTTCTCGACTGGAAAGAGTCCGCAACGTCCGTGATGAACGCGACTCATGTAGCATGGGAGCGATGCGGGAAGCCGGGAAATGTAGGCGAAAGCATCTCCGACGCGATGGCGGATGAGGTGCTCCGGCTGCGGGCTGAACTGAACGTCGCTCGCGTCGGCCTGATGGCTGTTGAGGACCTGATCGACGAATCGAAAGGCGTCTACGGTCTGCATCTCAATGGCGATCCTGTACCGTGGTCAGAGATTCGCGGTCATGGTCGACTCTGTGAGTGGCTTGAAGATTACGATGCTGCCGTGCTCGAAGCGATGGCCGCAATGAAGGAGCCACAACCGTGACTCAGTACGACATGACAACCGGTAGACGGTCTCATCCGATATTTAAGTAGCTAGTCCCCCAAGGACTTGTCCCCCAACAGAACAGGAGGTGTCCCATGCGCAAGATCAACTAATACCACCCAATAGCGTCCGGCGATATGTCCCGAAGCGGTAGCGGGGGAGTCTACCGCCTTGTAAGGATGAGTTTCGTATGGACTTTCGAGAACTGCTTTCAGACTTGAATGTCCCCATGGCCCCCGAAGGGCACCATCATACCCGCGACGGTTGGATCAATTTCGACTGTCCCTTCTGCGGGGCGTCCACATCTAAATATCACATGGGTCTTAATACCCGTGGGGGCTACGTCAACTGCTGGATTTGTGGTCCTCATAATCTCGCTGAGACGTTAGCCGAAATATCTGGACGAACCCCGTCCGCTGTCAAACACCTCCTCCGAGACGTAGAGCGACCCCGCTACGAGGAACGGGTCGAACACACGGGGACGTTGAAACTCCCCTCCGGGGTGGTCCCCTTGATGCGGGTTCACCGGGACTACCTCCGAGGCCGTGGGTTAAACGTCAAGGAAATGAAGCGACTATGGAACCTCCAAGGAATTGGGGTTCATGCTTTCCTTGGGTGGCGTATCTTTATCCCCATCACGTACCATGGCAAAGTCGTGTCATGGACGACCCGGTCTCTATCCGATGAAGGGACACGGTATCTCTCCGCTGGGACGGAGCAGGAATCTATTCCCCATAAGAGTCTTCTATTCGGGGAGGATTACTGTCGGCATGCTTGTGTAGCCCACGAGGGACCCTTCGACGTGTTCCGCACCGGTCCCGGGGCTGTGTGTACGTGTGGGGTGGGCTTCTCCCGGTCCCAAGCCCTACACCTAGCCAAATACCCTTTACGGGTTATTTGCTTTGACAGCAGCGAGGACGCCCAGCGCAGGGCCCGCGCCTTGTGTGACGAACTGGAACCGTTCCCGGGCGAAACGGTTAACGTGGTCCTCGACAGCAAGGACGCTGGCTGTGCCACCAAGCGGGAAACGAGATACCTGCGATCCTTCTTGGATAGATGACATGCACGAAGAAGAACGAAACTGGGAAGGTGTCTGGATTCCCTTCTCGTCTTACACGACACCAGACGCCCCCTTGCACCACCTGACCCACGGGGAGCAGGTCCTCTATTGTTTGATCTATGGTTTGGCGAAAACTAAAGGGTATTGCCGTTCGACGAATGCTTGGATGGCCAAGGCCCTCAATTGTAGCCCGACTTCGATTGGGGACATGGTAGCCGAGCTCAAAAGCAAGGGAGTTCTTTCGTGTCGTGTTGTTCGGAATAAAAGACGTCTGTCCCCTCTTGTCGTCTTGGAGGAGAGGGACAGTGAAGAAGAGTGACAAGTCCTTCAAAGGTATCTGGCTCCCCAGTACGGCTTTCACTTTGCCGTTGATGGTTGACCTGTCCCACGCGGGTCGAGTCCTCTATTGTTTGATCTACGGACTTTCCAAATCCAAAGGACACTGCTACGCGACGAACGCTTGGCTGGCGGCTGCACTCGGCTCCAGTCCAAATTCGGTGAGTAACATGGTGGCCCGACTCTTGGATATGGACGTTATCGAATGTCAAACAGTAGATGATAGACGCCAGATCATTCCGCTTATTGTCTTGGAAGATGACACCGACTCTGGAGGTATCTGGCTCCCTTCCGCGTCGTTCACAGCCCCATTGATGGGGAACTTATCCCCCATGGAACGTGTCCTCTTTTGCCTGATCTGTGGACTATCCCAGTCTACAGGATACTGCTATGCGACAAATAACCAGCTAGCAGAAACGATCCAATCAAGCCCGGATCATGTGAAAAGTGGTGTTTCTAGATTCGTAAAATTGGGTCTCCTTCTGTGGAGAAAAGTCGGGATTCTACGTCAACTGACCCCACTTTTAGACCGGACAGGGGGTCCACTATTTCCCCCGGAGGGGGGTGATATAGTGGAGGGGTCGGGGCGAAATAGTGGAGGGGGTCAGGGTGAAATAGTGGAGGCCACTTATAGTAAAACTATAGTAAAACAAAAAACACTGTCGCGCCCTGCGGGCGACGACGGTTTTGAGGAAGATCAAACTATGCCATTCTTTGACGAACTTGTTCCGGAAACAACATCACAATCAACACCATCAAAGTTTGACGTGGACTGTGCTACCAAACTGAAAGAAACCCTTCAGTCCAAAAATCTAGTCACAAGACCAGTTAGTATCAAGAAGTGGTCCAATGAATTTCGTATCCTAAGGAAGACCAACAAGAAAGCCATTATCAAGTCCGTGTTGAAATGGTACTGTGACAAAGCTGGTCAGAAGTATGTCTCCGTTGCCTTGAGTGCCGGTTCCTTTCGACGTAAGTTTGATAACCTGAAACACCAGTCAGAAAATCAGTTCACGTCGTCCAGTCCAAAGGAACACAAAGAGTATGACACGATCACCAAGGCTCTCTATGATGAGCTGAAACATCTTCACTGGCCCAAGGGAACGAAGACGCAGCTCCTCGACGCCATCCAAGATTCTGTGCTGGAGTACGACCTGTTCTGGAAAGCCCTGTTGACCGTGACCAAGCGGGCCGACGTACCGACTGGGGTCCTACGGCTCGCCAAGGAATTGAAGGGGTCCATTCCTAGTCAGAAGACGTTTGTACGAACGTGGTTCGAGACTATTAACAAGTCCGTGGAGAACTGGGAGGGCTGGTCGGGGAACTTACGGTCCATGGCCTTGAAAAGGGATCACAAAAAATTCCAAGCCCTTGGTCGAGGGTGGTCTGACGATTATTGTGGGGAACCGGGGCGGTGGGACAAACTGGTGGAGGTTATGGAATGACACGGGACCAGCAACAAACTCTGCTCGCTGTTAGTCAATCCGTGGGAGTCCCCATCGAACTCATCAACGGTTATAGCGGGTTACTGAACACGGAAGAGACGCCGGCTGTTTCCTTCAACAGCATCGAGGACGCCGATCGGGTTGTGGAAGGTTATACGATGTCGGCTGGGAAGCTTTTCTTCTTTCGCCGGGATGTGGTTGGTCGGATCGTGTTTCTTTATTAGGAATGGAAATGATCTACCTGTACTGGCTACCCTGCAGTCCCAGCATTCCAAAACAGCACGGTGTCGAGGCCGCCGGTTGGTACGCTTGGGACGATGTTACGCTGGTCGCCGACGGACCACACCCCACACGGAGGGAAGCTTTGCAGTCTCTGATGTCAGACTTCGAACAACAACGTAACCCATTTTCTGACGCATGGGTTGGGATGTACTCGGACCTGCCCTCTGTCGTATGGGAACCGATTTGTCCTGTATGTGGAATGAATATCACAGAGGACCAGTGGAAGACACGGGGTGACGCGACAATAGACTTCAAAGCCTTGCGTTCTCTTGTCCCACAAATCAACCCCCAGTCGAACGAAATTGTGCACGACGGGACAAGGGACTGGGCGGACGCTCCTTTTGCGTTGTAGGTCCCGTCAAGCCCTATCCTACTACGTTTTCGACAGTGCCACGGGAGTGACCACAACATATGAAAACTGAACGACGCAACGGCGGGGATGAACGACGCATTCTGACCGGCATGATCGTTGACCCGATTGTGCTCGGTCATGTCGCGTCCGTGTGGACCAAGGAGGGACGGTTCAAATCCAAGTGGTCCAACCTGATCGGCGGCTGGTGCAATCAGTATTATACTCAGTACGAGAAGGCCCCCGGTAAGAACATCGAAGGGATGTTCGAAAGCTGGGCCTCCCGGAACAAGGACAAGGAAACGATTGCCGCGGTGGAGCGGTTCTTGTCGTCCTTGTCGGGGGAGTATGCCCGGCTCCGCAAGGAACAGAACAGTCAGTTCATTGTGGACTTGGCATCGGATCACTTCAATCGTGTGAACCTGCTCCAGTTGTCCGAGACCTTGCAAGGAGACATCGACCAAGGAAGACTGAAGGAAGCCCTAAGCCGTGTCAACGGGTTCAACCACGTGGAGCTCGGTTCCGGGATGGGGGTGGATGTCCTCCGTGACCAAGTGGCGATGCAGCAGGCCTTCGAGTCCAAGTCAGAACCTCTGATCACGTATCCCGGGGCACTGGGGAAGTTCTTTCGTGACGCCTTGGAACGGGATGCGTTCATTTCGTTCATGGGCCCGGAGAAACGGGGGAAGAGTTGGATTCTACTGGATATCGCGTGGCGGGCGATGCTTCAGCGGCGGCGGGTGGCATTCTTCTCCGTGGGGGACTTGAGCCAGAACCAGATGATGCGGCGCTTCCAGAAACGGGCGGCAAAACGACCGTTTGTTCCTAAGACCATCCGTTACCCTATGAAAATCGACCACGACCCGGATGAGCGGTGGGCCGTGGTGACTGCAGAGGAACGGGTGTTCAAGGAAGCCCTGTCGTGGCAGGACGGGTTCAAGGCCTGTGAAGCGGTACTCGCCAAGACCAAGACCAAGCAGACACTCCTCCGATTATCAACCCATCCCGCGGACACGCTCAGTGTCAACGGGATTTCTTCCATTCTCAAAACGTGGGAGCGTGACGGTTGGGCGCCGGATGTGATTGTCATCGACTACGCGGACATCTTGGCCCCACCGCCCGGCAACCTGCAAAGTCAGGACGCCATTAACAAGACGTGGATGAAATTACGGGCCCTGTCCCAAGCCCAGCATTGCTGCGTCATCACGGCAACCCAAGCCAATTCCGCGTCCTATAAAGCGGACACGTTGGACCAGTCCCATTTTAGCGAGCTGAAGAAGAAGATGGCCCACGTGACGGGTATGTGCGGGATTAACCAGACCCGGGACGAAAAGGAGGACGGCATTTACCGTCTTAATTGGATTGTCCTCCGGGAAAGTGAATTTAACGTATCCCGGTGCGTGTACGTGGCCGGGTGCTTGGACATCGGAAACCCGGCGGTCCGGTCGGTTTTTTAGAAAAATTTCCCCAACCGGGCAGATTTTTGTGGTTGGGTGGACCGTTGACCCGATATTACGGTCGAAGCAGGCACAAACGGTGTGCCAACCAAGTTCCCCCAGTTGTGGAGAGTACAAGTGAAGATCAATCGAAGTGCAGCCGTGTCCCTCCTCGTGGCGCTGGGCGCCGCAATGGCCGGCAAGTGGACGGCCGCGAAGCTCCTCGGTAAGCTCAAGAAGATCGACGAACTGGTCGACGAAGACACCAAGTTGGAAAAGGACGACGCCACCACCCTGAAGCTCCTTACCAAGGCGAACGAAGCCGGGGACGACATCGACATCGAAGACGATGTCCCCGCCGAAGACGAAAAGCCCGCCAAGAAGGAAAAGGCCAAGGCGAAGCCCGCCAAGGACAAGCCGGCGAAGAAGGCCAAGGAAGACAAGGGCCCCGGCGTCATCGCGTCCATCGTGGAGTTTCTCAAGGAAGCCACGGCCAAGAACCCCATCGACAAGAAGACCATCCTGGCCAAGCTGGTGGAACGGTTCCCCGAACGCGGGGAGGACGCCATGAAGTCCACCATCAACATCCAAGTGCCGAGCCGTCTGTCGAAGGACAAGGGGCTCAACATCAAGAAGAACGAAGACGGTTACTTCATCGGCAAGGGCGACGCCAAGGCGGAAAAGCCGGAGAAGGAAGAAAAGTCTGCCAAGAAGACCAAGGCCAAGAAGGCTCCCAAGGAAGAAGAGGAAGAAGGCGACGACGAATAAGCTACTCCAAGGAGTGGTCGGAGTGGTAGGTTACGGAACGCGCTGATGACAAAAGAACCGCAGGAGACGGACAACCTGCGGTTCTTTTTATCCCTCCGATAATACAACAGACCGGGCCTGAACAGGATTCGACAGTACGACAATGAGTGTTTGATGCGTGTCGTGGTTGATCGGTTGGCCACGTTAAAAGCCGGTCAAAACTTAGTTGCGAAGACCTCCCACGCAATGGCCATCTAGGCCACCGGATGGTCCTCCTCGTTTGGAGGGGGGATCGATCTGGCTCATATCCAAACAAGCCTGTCACGAGTAGAGCCGATGACTGACAGGTTGCCTAGTGAGACTCAAGCGCCCTACGCCGGTCCCGTGAGCGAATAGGAGCGTATCAGAATCATGGGAATACACACGTAGATTCGACATATCGTTACGTGCTGGACCGGGGTTCGATTCCCCGCAGGTCCACTTGTAAGAGATCGCTTCCAGTGTTGGCGATGTTAGTCTGTGCTCCGGCGGGTGATGTATGCTTGTAAAAGCACTGCCCGTCCGGAGTCTCAGGATAAGGACAGGTCCCATCTCTTTCCTAATGTTCCAAGAAGTGAAACATGCCAAGAGAACTGACAGGTCATAAGGTCAACGGGCTGAACGAAGCTCTCACGGTTGAAGTCCTCGACGAGCCGGGGCACGGTGGGGCTTGCCATGACTACGTGATTCGTGTCCCACTTGGAAACGGTGTCACTCGCAACGACGCCATCCAATTCCAGAACGGACCGATCGCTGAAGTGGGTGTGAATGGTCTCAGTCAGGAGGCTCTGCTGGTTATTGTCGAGGATCGACTGAAGGGGTTCCAGTCGGGCCCCTTCGCTTGTCCCGAAAACGCGGTGGCCCTTGTGAGAGTACAAGACGCCCTGTTCTGGTTGAACCATCGCACGAAGAAGCGTATCGAACGCGGTGTGGAAGGAACACACGAAGTATGACCAGACGTGAAAACTGTAAAGGCCCCCGACGTCCATGGGAGAACCGGAAGCGGTATCAAGCCATCGCGGTTTTCCTGTTCTGTATACTGGTCGAAACCGCTTGTGTGATTTGGCTTATCACTCACACCCCGGAGTAGTCATGTCCCTCTTGCGAACTCCTAAAGACGACGAAGGTTGCGACGTGGAGTGCAAGTATTGCCCGCGTCACCTCCTCACAGGCCGTTGCTCTTGTGGGTATGTCCGACAATGTGATGGGTGTCAGACCACCGAGGGCCTGAAGTTATTTTGGAACGAAGGACCGGTCTTTC